TCGTTACCATTATTCCTCCTATTTCCTTTTCTAAAATAGTGTTTATCCAATTACCGCGCATTACTACGCTAGGGTTAGACTTAAGTACTCGGTAGCTAGGCTTGTACTCTTTTAACTCGTCTAGGATAAGGCGATAAAAATTAAACCCTTTCTCTAGTTTGGTGTCCTCTTTGTTGGCTGTAGCGTCGCCATATACAAATAACCCCGCTTTATGACCTTGGTAACGCCTTTTAAACTCATTACAAACCGCTTTAACGGTATTATTGGGAGTTTCGCCCGCTATCTCGTCTATCATTATAACGTCCTTACCTTTTAACTGAAATACGCCCACGGGTAAATAAGGGTTAACGTTATCGTCCCAAGATATGTGTAACGGTAAGTTAGGGTCGTAAACTGTAGGCGCTATATGTTTGTCTAATTCAAAACATTTGTAAAACTCGCCCCCTACTTTTATATTAACGTCCCAATCGCCCTCTACAAAAGCCATATATTGGTAACGCGGTAACATTTTAAGGCTTTCTAGGTATTCGGTAGGTATATAGGGGTTATCGGTTATTTTGGCTTGTATGTACGCCACGCCCGTAGGTAGTCGGTTTTCTTTCCAAGGGTTATAAAATCTATCTTTTACCCAACCTTGGGACGGGTTACAACTCATAAGTATTTTAGTAGGGCAACCCTCCGAGTGAAACCAACTACCCGCACGTTCTAATACTTTGTTATAGGTTACCTCTTGTACTTCATTTACCTCGTCTATAAAAGCGCCGTTAATCTCTAACCCTCTAAATCGGTTTAACTCTTTGTCCGTGTCGTACCCCTCAGCCATAAAAAGTATTTGAGAGCCATTTACCCACGTGAGTACTAAACTTTGTTGGTTAAAGTCCTTAACGTAGGATATAAAACCTTTGTTTAAAAAGTTTTCCGTAAACGTTTTTAATAGTGTTGATTTAATTACGGGTATAGTTTCCCTTAACATTAACCAACGGGAGTTAGGATACTGAAAACAAAAGGTAATAATCTCTAGACAGCCCCAATAGCTTTTAGCCCCTCGTATGGCTCCGCCGTACAATACTATACTATTGTCTTTTAGTAGGGCGTGCGCCTCTACTTGTTTTGGCGTGGGTGTAAATTTTATTTGCTCCAATCTATTACTATAGGCTCTTGTACGGTTATATTATTGTCTATCGTTTGTTTAGGCATACCGAAACGATAAGCGCCCCAAAGTTTTATACAATGGCTATCGCCTTGGGCGCATTTGTTAGCTAGTAACTCCCAATACTGATTAGGGGCTAAATAGGCGTCCATTTGCTCTATTAAAGTTTGTTCGTCCGTCCTAGGTTTGCGTCCCGCGCCCGCTCTTGCTCCGCCTTTTTTACTCATTGAAAAAATATTGATTAATCAAAGGTACATTTTTTTTAATAATGAGGGATAAAATACACATATCGTTTGTTATTGTGTAAAATTGCACACTATAACGTACATAAAATTGTACAAGTTGCACGGTAAAATATGCAAAAGGTGTCGTTTTTAAGTACTTTGCGCAAAAAACTTGACACTAATATTTAAATATTTGTGACTTGTAAAGTAATACACTCCATTTTTGTAAGATTATACATTTATGGAACGAGGGCAATAAGTACCCGTGTAAGTAAAACGAGGGCGATATAAGAAAAACGAGGGCGTTATTAACTGTTCTTATGGTAAGGTAATAACGTCTAGTCCTCGTCGGTTTCGTCTATAATCTCGTCATAGAGAGATTTTAAACACTCGTCTATAATTATTAGGGCTTTGCGTTTAATACGTCTTATACGTCGTTGAGTTATTGAGTCTTTACCGTGTTGCATTTCGTCCATATCTTGTACAGCCGCAAGGGCAAAGTAAGCCGCGGTAATATAGTCCATATCGCTAGTAAATACCGCCTCGTTTTCGGTTTCTACTTCGTTGGTTTCTTCGCCTAGTATTAAGTCGTCCATATTAGTTTTTTAGGTTTTCTAAATCGGGTCTGTCTAATTGTATGGGGTCGTAGGGTATACCTTTATTTATTCGTACTGAGTTTTTACGTCTTAAATCTTTGCCTATAGACTCTATTAAAGCTATGGCCTCGCTAGGGTGTAACTTGTTTAGTATTTTAATTATTTTTTCTTTCATCGTCTAACATTTTAACCCAAATTATAGATAGTATTACTATTATTATAAACTCTAATAAATATACGCGCCACATTATTTGTCTGTTTTAGTGTGCATTTTATTGCACGTTTTACATTTATAACGTACTTTTTTTATTCCCGAGGCTGTTATAGCCGTTACCGCCCTTATTATCTCGTCCGAGCCACATTCGGGGCAACTACCGCGGTCTTGGCCAAATCTTACGCCGTAATGAGTTTTAGGCTCTATATGCGTGTTTATGGCTTTAAATACTCTCTCTAATAGTCTTACGTCGCCTTGACAGTATTTAACCATTTTAGCCATAGACGTTTTGTTATTGTCTAGTAAAATAGTTTTCCATAGGTTGAAATCGGTTTTTATCTTTTTGCCCATTCCTAAAAATTGGGCTATGTAGTCTAGCTTATTAGAGTTAAACTTAAATTTCGCTCGGCTTATTCGTAGGGTGTCTATTACGTTATAGCTTGGAAACATTGGTATCCTATGAAATAAACAGCGGGTACGTATCCACGCGAGGTCAAATTTTATACCATTGTGTCCTATTAACTCGTCGCATTGGTTAGCTACCTCTATAAACTTTTCTAGTAACTCTTTGTCGTTTTGGGTTTCGTCCCACGTTAAAAATTGTACCTCTTTATCGTCCTCAAACTTGTAACAAATGCAAATAATAGCCCGCTCCTTAATTATACTTTCGTACCCTATGTTTTTTTTGTATCCCGCCTCAAAAAATAGGCCTATGTTGGGCGCCGTTTCAATATCAAAAAACAATCTACGTCGTAGTGTTCGTAGTTTTTTAGCCAATGGGTTAGGGTTTGTACTACAAAGTAACGATTTTATTTGCTTTAAAATAGTTTTGACTGTTTTACGATACCTTTTTTTTGAGGATATAGTTGTTTTTCGGGGTTTATATTTAAGCCGCACATTTCCTTACACGTTGAACATTTACCGAAATACGTTTTTTTATTGTACTTGCTTATTAACGCTTTTTTACCTAAAAATTTGCTTTGCTTTACGTTTATAACCCCGTTTTTTACAAAATCATTTCTTTTATTAACTCTTAATACAGTATCTAATACCGACTCATTTAAAAATAAATCGCTTTGTATTTTAGCCAATCTGTGACCCTCGGGGTTGTCTAGGTTAAAATCGCACGAAACTATACGTAAAACTGATTTACAAAAAGGTTTTAATCGGTTGTACTCATTTAAACAATTTTTAAGTACCTCGGTTTTATCTAAAGCCGATACCGAGGTGTTTATAGTTACATTAACGGTACTTAAATATTTTAAATGCTCCTCAGTTAATGTAGTCCAATGCCTAGTAATTATAACTATCTCTTTGTTGCATTTATCTATTTTTTTTAAAACGTTTATAGTATGTTCCCAATCCTCGGACGGGTCGCCGCTTGTACCTATTCTAATAAAGTCTAGGGGTATTTTATTTATAGCGTTTACGGTTAGTTTCCTATGCTTTTCGCTTTCAAAATCCCTAAACACAGTTTTATTAAAATCGTAGCCGTATAGTTTAGATGACTTTGCCGCGTAGCAATCATTATAACATCCGCCTACTTCGTTGGCCATACCGCTAGCGCATCCAATAGAGGTATCTAGTGAATAGATACCCCTTGAATTTTTAGTTAACGATATTATTTTTGAATACTCTCTCATTATAACCTCCCTATGTTTACGAATCTGTCTTTAATTTTAGTCATATCGCCCTTGTAAAATATGTATATCTTTTGCTCTCTTTTTGGAAACTTACGATAGTGTAAAGTTCTTTTAGCGTGGGCTAGTCTTGTAAATTCACACTCTAAATAAACTATTTTGTTATAAATATGTAAACCTTGCTCTTTAAAAAATAATTCGTGTTCAGCCTCGCAGCCGTAGTAAGCGCCGTTTTTATCCCTACTATCGCCCGTCATAACTACAAAAAAACAATCGTCATTTAAAGCCTCAATAGCGTTTTTATATCCTTTAAATAGGGTATCTCTAAATTCCTCGTAAGTAGGTATTGAGTTTAATTCGCCCGCGGGAGGGTTACCGTCATAGTCTAGGTATTCCTCAACCTTGTAGTAAGGAGGGCAAGTAAATACTAAATCGTATTTTTGTTTAGGTTTAAATACTGAGCTATCAGACTTTAGCCATTTAGTACTATAAAACTCCGAACAAATTGCGTTATTAGCGTCACATTGGTTTTGTCTTATCTCGCTTGATAAATATTCGTAACCACACGCCCCCGTAACATACCCAAATTGAACGCCGCCTCCAAATGGGTTATAAACTCTACAACCGTCTAAAGGCATAAAAAACCTCAATATAACCTCACACGCTACGGGGTCAAGTACGGAAACGTTACCGTTAAACGATTTACCTTTTACGTTTTCAATTTTACCCTCCTCGTTTATTACTTGGGTACCTAATACAACGTTAGACATTCCATTATCGCCCATCCACGCGCCCTCGCGAGAGGCAAATTTAGGGTTTAGTACATTATTGTTTTTTCCCGACTCCTCAATTTTCGCGTTCCACTCTTTTTTAGTTCTTAACCAATCGCCCTTTGTTGAGTTCCATACGTTGGTCATAGTTATATGAGCCAAAAATTTCATCCTAACCGCGTCAATATTGCCGTAAACCATATACTCAAACCCGCTCATAGTTAAATAGGTTTTAAACCCTAAACTTTTAAATAGCTTTGGAGTTTCAAAAGTACTTTTAGGATTAGTAGTAATTATTGCGACGTATCCGTAAGTGTTTTTTTTAATAATTTCCATTACCATACGCCCGTAAATATCTAAATCAATTCTATCGGGATACATAGCCGACTGTAATAAACAAAATTCCTTAGCGTCGTGATTAATTTGGAAAGTAAAAAACCCGCTAAACTCGTCGTTAATTTTTAATATTACCGCGCTGTGTACTTGCATATTTTTACGGGCGGCACGATAAGCTATCTTATCTATTAACGCTAATTCGGCTACCTTTTCTTCATAACC